GTACGTTCCGGTCGAACGAAATGACAACCACAGCGGTGGAAGCATTGAGTAACGGCAGCTTGCCCGCCAACAAGCTTGCCAAGTACACTGTGGGCGCAGCCATCGCCTACACACTCTATCAGCACCGTGCTGCTGTCTCCGACCGTATCGGAGAACTCGCCAACTATATTGGCGAAAACCTCCACCGCCTCACACGTCGCGAGATCCCCGCCGTGCCGCTCGAACTCCACGCAGATGCTGTGGGCGTCGACATGTACAACGGGGTCTATGCGCGTCCACCGACCCAGCTGGAATACCTTATCGGGGTGCTCCAGCAGTTGGTGCGCCAGGGCAGGCCATGCTTCTACGTCGAAGACCCCATCTCCGAGTTCGACCTCAGCTCTTTAGCTGAGAAGCTACCTGCGCACGGTTCCTGGCCAGTGCTGCCACTCGATGCCGTAATCGTCTGCCTCTCGCAGAACGACGTGGTGGCCGCCTCCTTCGCCGAGCGCCAGATGGTTTGCGTCGACTTCGCTCCCACCCGCGTCGCCGGCAGCGATGGTTACACGTCGTTTTGCTTCGACGACGCAAACAACCTCTGTGTGACCACCGACGGCGCCGAACGGCCACCGCGCCCGTTGTACACCGCGAATAGCATCAACGTGCGCATCGACGGCCAACCGATGCTGCGCGCCCCGGTGGGTGACTGGTTTCGCAGCCGGCTGCTGCACTGCGACACCGTAGTACTGCCCAAGTTTTGGGACCCGGAGGGCAAGGCGCCGATTGTGGACCAGCGCTGTCTATTCGTGTACACGCCCCAGTACAGCGTCTGGCGGCCTGACTGTTTCGGCGTTTCCCAACGCTACACCGCCTTGCGCAAGATTGAGCCCAATTACACTATGGGCGTCAACGCCCTGCATGTCCTACGCCACGGGAAAGACGTCGTCTCACTCGCCGCGCCCGGAGTCCACGAGAGCACCGACATAGATATGTCTGACCTCGCATCCGCGGTCAATCGCACCGCGAAAAGCGTGAACAAACTTCAGACATTGAACCAGGTGCTCCATCGCAACCCACATGCGAACAAGTTGTCTGGGCTGCTCATCCGTTCACTTGACAGCCTCATTGCCGGCAAGCCGTTTGAGCGCGGCCCGGGGGCTCGTTACTACGCCCATGCACGTATCGGCAAACTCGCCACCGACGACGACCCAGATCTGTCACCCAACTGTGGCGTCCTTACCGACTTGTCCGTGCTGGATGAGATCAGGCGCAGCGGCATCGTCTACTGCAAACCCATTGACGCAAACGGGGTCGTGATGGACCGTTCCCGTGAGACCGCTGTCATGGCTATCACCAAACGCATCACCGAGCCGATGAACAACGACGCGCCACCGCCCGAGCTGGACGCCTACGTTGAGGAGTTCCTCTCCAGCATCGCGCCTCCCGAGCCATTGACCAAGAAGACATTCGACGAAGTGGCAGCCAGTATGTCCAAGCCAAGCCAACGCTCTGAACGCGAACGCGAGGCCACTGAGCACTTCGCTTGGCCCACCACCACGCTCAGGGCGGCCTCCTCGCAGAAACTGGAGGCAATCCCAAAACCGAACTGGGCTCGGGTGATCACCACCACCGAGACGGCGCACAAGTATACCATGTCGCAATACACGCAGCCAATCACCGAATACGCGCGCAACTGGACCTTCATCGCCAGTGGCCACCCGCCACCAGTGATCGCTGAGAAAGTGCAAGCCGTGTGCGCCGGCGGCTCCGCGGACGACTGCGACATGTCTCTGTACGATGGGCGCCAAAACGCTTATGGCAAAGCGAAGCTTTTCAGCTTCTTCCGGCGCTGCTACCCTAACGACGTGGCTGACTTGGAGAAATGCTTTGAATCCTACCTCGGCATTCGCCCCATTCACCGCGCCGTCGGTGAGCCACACTACGCCGGTGCTTCCCTCACGAGCGGCGACCCGCTGACGCTGTTGGGCAACAACATCACGACCACGTACGTTGCCTACGCAACCGCCCGCTCAGCTGGTCTGACGCATGAAGAGGCGATGGAATATGTTGGCATCGTGTGCGGCGACGACAACTTGCGCCGCGCTGACCCACGCGTCACCCCGGAGCATGCCCAGCGCATCGCCCGGCTGTTTGGCCTGGAATTGGTCATTGAACGGCTGGATTTTGTGCACAAGAACCAAGGCGTGGCCTACTGTGGCCGGTTTTACCCACAACCCCACCTCGATGCCGGCAGCGTGCCCGACGTGAAGCGCTTCCTCGCCAAGTTCCACATTGTGACTCGGCACCAGGGGCGCTCCGTACAGCAGTGCGCAGTCGACCGCGCCGGTGGCTATTTGGTCACAGATGCCCATTGCCCTTTGTTCGCGGACCTATGCCGAGGCGTGTTGATTGCCAACCCGACACTCGTTCCGGACCCGGAAAAGTGGAACCCGTACCGCGCCGATCTCGTGCGTGGCGGGAATTGGCCCGCCCCGAACATGTCAGACGATAAGCTGTTGGCGGCCATGGCCGTGCAAGGAGGGTACGAAGTGGAGGACCTGAACCGGGTCTGGGACTGGGTGAAGACCATGAACGCCGCTGGCATCGGCATTCCCCTCGGTGCGGACTGCCCTAACATCTGCGACGCCGCGTTCGCGGGCCGTGAGGGCGCGTTGCTCTACCGACAGGAGTTTCAGGTGGGTACAATGCAACCTTTCCCCGAGATCAAGCTGTTGTATTTGCCTAAGAACGCTAGCGTGAAGAAACGCGCGCTCATCAAGACGTTCAGGCAGTACGCGGGCTGGGGCCCCCATGTTGGACAGCCACTGCGCGACGACACCGACATCGTGCCCCCGAAGGTCGTTGACCCTCCCACGCCGCTCCGGCGCCCTAGAGACGACGAAGATGACAGCGAC